AAATCTGTTCTGTCATCAAACAAACTGTTTAAGATAAAACTACTTGCTTTTAAGGTTTTCCTTAAATTAACGTCATATGGCTGCGTTAAATCTACAGAGTTAGCAAAAGCATATTCCCCAGAAGTTTCTGTTGCATTATTTGTAACTACTAATTTTAAAGCATCTAAAGAAGCATCATAAACAGTATCAGATTTTGAACCTGTAAAGTTAGCAGTATGCTCATCAATCGTTCCAACGACAAGTCTTTCCGAAGGTGCTGGTAACGTAGTTGTTATTCTTGTATTATTCCAATCTGAATCTTGTGATCCAGGAGCAGGTGATTGTCTGCCACCATCATCCTCAAATTTAATTAAATAAGTTCCCTCTAATAAAGGAACTATTTTTTGTGTTTGGCTACCTGCTGCTGCAACCACAATTTCTTGTGCATCTTGCCATTTAGCAGCCGTTGTTAATGAAGAATGTCTGATAAGAGTTTTACCCCCTAACAACACATCAAGTTCTGTGGCACGATTCCAACTTAATATCGCACTAGACTCATCTATAGGCAGTAGAGTTACACCACTAACATTAGTTGGAAGAGCAGTCTTACCGACAGCATGAAAAGGATCTAGAGCGTTAGGTAAAGTTGATCTAAGACCTGACGGGCTGACGCTGTAAACCTCAATCGTGTAATTACCAGCAATAGTATCTAAAATTTCATAACTTTTAGCACCTTCTACAGTTCTAGATACATAATTTCCCTTTTCATATCTCCATCTGACATAGACATTATCAGTAGCAGTAGTCCAACTAACAATAATCTTTACCCTTGCAATTCCTGTATTTTCATAGATAACTTCCTGTGCCGTTACGCCCGTAGGAGAAGCTGGAGCTACATCTAAGTTAGTTACATCTCTGGGAGTAAGAGCAATTCCACTTTCTATATGATTGTATTTTCCTGAATTGTATTGACTCGCTGTAATTATGTAATTTGATCTGTCTTGTTCTTTAACCTCCAACACTCTCCAAGTGGAAGTTAGAATATCATTTGTCTGGTAAACCCAAACGCTATTGACATTAGGAGCACTCGAAAAGTGTTGCCCTAGATTAATTACACTACCTACTATTGAAGTAACTGTTTTATTCTCAACACTACCATCAGAAAGAACAGCAGATAAAGTCGCTCCTATTTTATAAGTCAAATCTGTCGTATTATCTACTGTCACAGAATTTGTAGTAGCAGCTTGAATACGACCTCCTCTACGTTCTCCACTTCTTACTTCGTCAGCTATTTCAATAATCTGTCCAGGTCTGACAACAACTCCTGCATCTACAGAAGTCGCAAAAGTAACAACTTCACGCTCTACATTCTCCATGTAGAGTAGCCATTTAGCTAAACGATTAGCTTGACCTCTACTTGTACAAGCAAAGGCATTAATGTTTTTAACTATTGTCCCGTACCTAGTTTGGTTTGCAGTATCAATAACCTCTTCATAATTTATATCTCGTAAATCCAAATCTAAATATTTAGCGACTACAACTGTGGGTCTTGTTTTTTGACTTGCATTTGAATATGTAAATCCTGGTTCTAATACATTAGCAAGAGTAAATAAATAACTCGAATCTTTTGGAGCGTCTTGAGTGATAGTTAAATTACCTGCTTGATAATATGGCATAGCTCTAAACACAGAACACATCTGATTAATTACGTTATATGCTTCCTGTTGGTTTTGAATTGATACATTGCAACTAAATCTAGGTTCTGTATTACCTGTTCCTGTACCATCATCTATTTGAGCAGAACAATAAAGAGATGCTTGATAAAAACTGAATTTGTCCATGTCTGCTTCGACAAGATGAGCACCTAGTCCATACCTAGAGGACGTTAGAAGATCGTATAAACACCAGGCAGGATCGTTTGTATATTGTGCAGCACCTAGTGTTCCGTTAAACGTGCCAGTATAAGACAGACTTCCATCTGCTCTTACCGTTGCATTATGAGGAATTTTTACTTTTGTGCCTTTTACTAGATACTTTCTTGTCGGAATGGCACTAAATTGTTCAGCATCAACTTTTAACCCAACTAATGCACTATTTGGATATGTTCTCTGGTCATACTTTATCTCTACATAACTATTAAATTGAAATTCATCGGATAATTTAGCTGAACTACTATCATCAGTAATTCTAGTAACCTTTATGTTGACAGGAAAAGCACCATCTAAATTAATTAAGTAATCTCTAAGGTAGACATCAGGGGTTCTACCTGTAATAGTTCCTGCATTACCAGTTACAACAGTTGAATAAGATCCTCCAGAATATTGAACAGCAATTTCTAATTTGATCTCAGAACCAAAAATATCTCCCTCCTCACTAATAATTTGCAAGGCTGGAACTGTAATATTTACCGATACTGCGTCAACATCTGAATCTGTAATTTGTATGACTTTTGGTGTTGCTTTAGGAACAGTAGAAAAACCTGTGGATTTTGTTGTTGAAACATTTCTAGTTATAGGAATTACTGTCTGGTTAGATGTTCCAGTCCTTTCCTCGTAACTGACATCTTTAAAATTAAAAGTACCGTCAGCAGCTTGTAATGGAGTGTTATTTAGAAATATAGACTTGGCCCCATTAACTAAACCGCCTATTTCTCCTTCGCTAATAAGATCAAGGACCCTAGCAAAACTTTTAGAATCTAAATTATCTTTAGCTTCAGTAGGTGTTTTATTACCACGACCACCGCCTTTTCCTCCACCACCTGATCCTATAATCTTACTCATACTTCTACCTGCTCGTTTTCAAGATTAGCCGATACAGTTATCGAGCCAGTTAATGTAGTTCCATATATTACAGGAACAGCTACACCAGCCCGACTTGTATTTTGTATTCCACTAAAATTAAAGGACAGACGAGGGTCTTGCTCGCTTTCTGGAATCTTTTCTATGGGAGTAAGCATTTCGGCTATACCACTCAACGCCAAAGCTATACCTAGGTTCCCTGCAACTGCAGCCCAGCTAAAAGTTCCCGCAACGGTACTCGTAGATCCAAAACCAAGTCCTCCCGCAGCCCCGAACCCAGCCCCCGCAGAAAAGATTCCAACACCTATTAGAGCAGCCCCTAACAAAAACCTTCCAAATCCTCTTCCAGCACCTCCAACAACAGGGATAATTTTTATATCTTCTTGTCCATTAGGGTAAGTTAGCTCCTCTTTTGTTAATTCCCAGTTACCAACAGCGACCTTATAATATCTGTCTACCATATGTTTTTCTAATTGAGGAAAATTAACAACTAAAAATCTCATCGCTTGTGCAGCATTACTTACTTCGGCCTCAAAAGTCTTTTGGCCTAGAAACTTTGCTAGTTCTCCGTATAACTTAATTTTACGCAGCATAACGAATCCTCTTACCTGTACATTTTAGCAACCATTCGTCTAATAAATCACGACTTGATAATCTATGCTCCAAATGGTGTAAAACGGTCTGTTCTCCTAAGTAAACACCAATATGATTTAATCCGCTACTACAAATTGACATTAATAATAAATCACCCTTTTCTAAATCCTCTTCCTCTTTCAATTCTCTAAATCCTGTCTTTGCAAAACAACTTGCAAACATTGGATTCTTTATGAAATCATCTGGATCGTTTGGTCTAATCCAATCTATAAGTTCTATTCCTAATTCTTCTCTATACCAATCTCTACATAAACTCCAACAATCAGTTACACCCCAAACCCATTGTCTACCAATTAGAGGTGCTTTATATCCACAAGGTTCACAATAACCCCATTGCTTTAAATTAGGTTGAACAATCCACCATTTAACGCCTGATTTCTCACAGGAAACTTTATCCGCTTCACTTGGTTGGGGACTTGTTACTGGGTGACTATGGACAACAGCACTTATTTCTCCGTATTTATCTTCAGCATTAGCCCAATCATCTGGGTCTAAAATAAATTGATCTTTAGGGTCTACAGCTAAATTCCTACAAGGAATATACTTTTCCTTACCTTTAACGACAACCAAAAGACCACAAGATTCTCTGGGATCTTCCTTTATTGCGTGTTCGAGTGCTTTATCTTTCCACATTATGAATAAAACGAACCAACACCAGGGAAGTCCGCAGGTAAAACTTGACGCTTCGGTAGCTTTACTCCATGGAGGTCAAAACTAGCAGCAAGCTCAAATTGTACAATATCTCTCGTTTCTATAGTCTTGCGGTCAATAAAATACACTTCATTAGGGAATGTAGCGGTGGGATCGGGTGTTCCATGAGGATTGTCACTTAGTTCTTGACTGATTAAACTACCGTCCTCCTCTAGTATCGCACTTCCATCTTCTGACAAAATATCTCCAATATCAAAATTTATATGATCTATATACCTCTCTAATGTTCTGATTCTTGTAACCTTTGCTCCCTCTAATCCTTGAGGTAAAGTTAAAAGCAATGTTGTGAAAGTCCCTAAAATATTGGATATAGCTAATTTCGGCCTTGGAAGTTGTTTTCCGTTAAATTCAAAACCACTAGCTTCTATCGGCATCCTTGTATATTCGATATTATCAAAAATAAGATTGCCGTTATTATTCTCACTTACTCCATTATGGAAATAATAGGTCGTATTTGCACCATGAATTGTAGTATCTAGTTGTAGCTGGAAAAGCTCAACAATATTACTAGGGTTTATCTTCTGTAGTTCTGATACAGGAGTAGCCATTAGGGTTCAAATACCTGTTGGAATGTCATGTTTAATGTAGCTCTATTTTTATAAGGTATTGTCTTTGTCCAACGTGAACATACCCATTTATAAGCAGTAGAACTGCCAAGAGGAGTCCAATCAAAAGAAGCACCATCATCTGCCCTGGCTTCAAGAAAAGTTTCTATAGTGTCTGAATCTGTCTCCGAAACATTAAAAGTTAAAGACCAAGCAAAAGGTCTTGTGTTTAACCCAAACTTAATTCGGTGCTGGTAGCCGTCATTAAATTGAGCAACATTAACTTTCGGGCTCGTGGTTTTACGGGCCTGATAGGTTGGTTTGATAGAAGGGAAAGTAGCCATTATGAAAGTAAACCTCCTGGTCTTTTCTCTTTAATAAGTTCTGATTGAATTGCTGCTGCCATTAATCTACCCAATTCTTCTCCGTTTTGCTCATTGCCTTCAACAGAAGAACCAGAAGCATCTACATTTACTGAAATATTTGTTTCTCCCATACCATGATTCGGAATAATAGTTCCTGGTCTGTCGGGAACAAAAAGTTCTGGCCCTTTTTCTCCTACAACTGAAGCCCTGCCAACAGGAGGTCTGCCACCGTCTGCAAAACCAAGCAGTTTAAATAGGCCACCTGTAACAGTTTTACCCCCTGCATTACCGAATAGAGCCTGAGTTAATGCTAAATCTAAGAATCTATCAGCAATATTATTTAACATATCACCCAGAGTTGATGTTCCTTTTATAAGACCTTTGAGACCTTGTTTTATATCATTTTGAATTGTTGCGTTGAACTTTTCAAAAGCGTCAACAGTCTCATTGGCAGCATTTTGTAACTTCCTAGCTTCAAGGGTGCTCTTTCTTAACGCTTTAAAATTCCTTTCGTTGGCCTCTACCTGGGCATTAATACTTGTAACAGTTGCGTTTGCACGATCAAGCCTTTTTTGATCCTCATTGGATAGCTCTTTTACCCCCTCTAATTGTTTTATAACTTTTTGGGCTGTATCTCTTTCCCTGTTAAAGATTTTTAATCTGTCATCATTTAGTTTATCCAATGCTAATAATTCTTCGGCTAATCCCTTTGACATAATAAATCTACCTTCTCTTCTAATATCATTTAATCTTCGCTGATCTTCGAGTTCTAATTTTGTGGCAAATTTTTGATTTTCAATAGCAGCACTAGCCTGTTTATCAATGATTGAACCAGCTTTCTTTGCAGCATTAAGTTTAATCTCGTCTTTGACATCTTCTATCTGAGCTTGTTTTCCTGGTATACTCTCTCTTGCTTGGAAAATGTCTGCTCCTGGGCCAAACATACTTCCTCCATAATTAGTCTTACCAGCCAATAATTCTAATTTGGCTAATTCTTCTTCTAAATCTTTAAGGTTAGTATTTAATTCCTTTATAGTTGAATCATTAATAGACTCTAAACCTTTTTGGGCTCTGCTTAAATCTGTTCCACCAGGATCAAAAAACTCTTTAGTTCTATTTACAAGCTTAGCAGCATCGGCTGATAACTTTAATGCAAATTCATTAAACTTATCCGTAAATAATTTTCCTGCTTCTCTAAGTTCCTTGAACGCTGCAACGCCATCTTCTCCAACGACATTTACAAGGTCTTTTGTTACCTCGTCCAACGCAGCTTGTTTTCCTCTAAATTGTTCAATGATTTTGATTTCCTGTTTTCTGGCTGAACTTAAACCTTTTACTTTTTCTATAGCTGCATCTATATTTGCATTAACAGGATCTAAAGCATTAGCTAATCCTAAAACTTGCTCCTGAAAAGCTGTTACAACAGTCGTTCCAATTAATCCTCCTGCAAATCCTCCCATTGGGCCGCCCAAAGCAGATCCGACCAATCCACCTCCAAAACCTCCTGCTGCTGCTGCTGGCCCCTGACCAAATAACAAAGGAAAAGCACCACTAACTGCTGCACTAGATATTGCTGCACCAAATCCTCCCCCACCGCCTCTTCCTGCTCCTCCGCCACCACCACCTGCTGGTCTATTTCTGGTATTGCCTTGCTGTTGTAGAACTTTTAACTGTTGTTGATCTACTTTTAATTGCTTTTGTTTTACACGAAGAGTCCTTTCCTCTTGACGAGTTCTTTTTGTAGCCTCTATTAGTCTGTCTTTTTCTTGCCTATTTACTGCTCTATTTGCTTTTCCACCTTGAGCTAGTTTATTTAATTTCGATATACGCTTCTCAAGGTTGCCTAGCTGCTTATTAACAGCCTTGGTATCCAGTTTTATATTAACTTCGTAATTAGACGCCACTAACCCAAACAAAACATTACATTTAGTTTAGCGTACCTTGCGGTATTGAGCTTTCTTTTTCATATCTTCGTATGCTTTTTCTTCTCTCTCATCTTTTAGATTAAAGTATGCACTCCAAGCACACACTTCTTCTAGTGTTATTTCTTTCTGAAGTCTGGAAACTGTCATTCCTAATTTTTCAGCGATAAAGAATTGTAAATATAGGTAATTGTCTTTATCAAGTTGTGCTTTTTACGGCATCAGGGGCCGCCTCCTCACCCAACTCTTGCATCTTAGTCATAAGCTCCAGCAAAACTGCTAAAGGTATTTCCCTTCTTAAACTAGGTCTATCGGCCTCTGCAAATAGTTTTTTACCAGTCTCATCCTCTGCTTTACTTATAATTACCTGTAAAGCAAAATCCAAACTTCCTTCCTCTTGACCTCTGTTCGATGCTGTTAAAGTAGCATTTATGGTGTCTCTATCTGCAATAGTTAGGGGGGACCAGTAAACCTTCAAAATAAGTTCACCATTTTTGTAAATTGGGTAACTGCTTTTGCTATCTATGCTAAAAGCCTTTCTCAACTTGTCGATTGCTCTATCTGTTGGCATACGAATTAAATTAATATATTTATTTACTATACTACTACTTTATTACTTAAAACCAACCTTTTTAAACGCCTTTGCTATGTCTTTGTTAATAAGTCCTCCTTTTGTGTAGATTACATACCAATTTCCTGCTGTTGCTGTTGGGAATTTAACTTCCTCATAATGCTCCTTATAAGTAACCTGTATTCCCATTTTGTTAGGAAGTGTTTGCCCTGGTGCGTTAACCGCAAAGCCAGCATACTTAACTCTGTTTCCTACAAATAGGTCTTGACCTAAAGCAACATTTGGAACTTGTATCCTCCTCGTAAATCTTGCTGTTCGCTGTGAAAATGGAGGGTCTCTTCTTTTAGTGGGTTGTACAGGGGTTTTTGATACTACCCAATTCTTTCCAAACGATCC